CACCCCCCTCGCGGCCAACGCCGGTGTCGTGTTTGCGCACATCACCGAGGATGACTGGAACGTAGCCATGAATATGATGTATTCGGACTACTGCTCCGTGGCGGCAAAGTATGGCGTAAACAAGCCTGAGTTCTTTGCGGATATGGCCAAGGCATTCCTGTTTGACAAGGACGCGAAAGGCCCGAAAGAAAAGCTGTCTACCTACTACCACGGAATTGCGGCGGTGTAATTTGTTAGTAACCAGTTAGTAACTGACGCGGGATATAACAGGATTTTGCAATTTCCCACGCCAAAATATCCGCACACCACCGTTAAATCCCGCACAATGCCGCACAATACCGAATGTTTGCTATTTGGCTATAATTGACGTGCATGGGGTCACAGGTTCGAGTCCTGTACCGCGCACCAAAAAACTCCCGGTTTCGTAAGGAATCGGGGGTTTTTCTTTGCTTTTGCCGAAAAAAAGTTCCAACATTCTATACCACACTTTTTCTTGTTAGTAACGTGTTAGTAACGCGCTATTTTTGTCAGCCGTGTCTACAGCTGCAATCAGCTCAGAAATGTCTGTGTGGACATAAATATTTGCCGTTGTGGAATAGTCGGCGTGTCCCAATATCTTTTGCAGAATCTCCGTGGCCATGCCTGATCTTCTGGCCCAACTGGCGTAGGTGTGCCGTGTGGCATGTGGGGTTTTCCGCTCGATCTTGAGCTTTTCCAGTAACGGGTAGTAATCCCGTCGACGGAAATTTGCCGGTACCTGTTGGCCGGTATAGCCGGACAGCAAGAGCGCACCCTTCGCCCTGGCGGCAAAGTATGCAAAGTATGTCCGGCCCTCCGGCCTGATGGGGATGGCCCGGTTGCGCCCGGCGGCGGTCTTTTCTCCCCCGATGACATAGGTTCCGTGATAGTCGGCCAGCGGGAGACCGAAAAGCTCCCCGATTCTCATGCCCGTGTAAATCATCATCAGGATGATTTTCGCGGTGTCGCTTCCGTTTTTCTCCAGTTTCTCAATATCCGAATCGGAGAAGATTTCCTTTTCTTTTTTCACATTTTCCGGAAGGTGGATGAATTTCGCAAAGTTTGTTGTTGCGATTTCTTCCCGGATTGCCCATGAGGACATCTGCGTAACAAGCTGCTTGTACTTGCTGCATGTGCTGTGGGATTTATCCGCATATTTGTCCATGACCGACTGAAAGTCTGCTGTCCGCAAACTGCGGAATCTTGCATCGTGGAGCGGCTGGAACACGTCAAAAGCCCGGTTATATGACTCCACCCCACGGGGGCCTATTTCCTTATAGTGTTCCGCTTTCCAGGCTTCAAATACTTCCCTGAAGGTCATATTATACCGCTCTGTCAAATCTTTCCCTGCCAAGCGTTCCAGAGCCTCCAGCGCGTCTTTGCGCGTGGGGTAATACCCTATAATCACCCGGCCTTTTGCCGCCACCCACGGGCGGCTCCTTCGGCCTTGCAGTTTATAGACCGTTCCGGACCCGTTGGGCCTCTTGATGGCCCTGCGGGATTGTTTGGATTGCCGCTTTCCGCATGCTGGGCAAAACAGCGCGCCATCCGGCAAAACCCCACCGCACTTAACGCAGTTCATTGTATCCTCCTTTATATTGTGACATGGCCGTCCCATGTGGGACGGCCTTTTTTCATACTTTTTTGCGCAGGGCCATAGAGATGATGACCGTAGAGGCTATCACCGCAGTGGCAGCTACGGCAATAACAAACCACGCCACGGCGGTAGGCTGTCCGTTGCGGATAAGCCCTTGGGCCGTGATTTGCGAGTCGATAAACAGGTACGCCACCAGGCACATGGCCAGCACGGCGCACATACCAATCAGTACGAAGATGACCGGCTTGCGAGTGCGCATTTGGTCCTTCTGCATGGCGTTTACTTCTTCCAGCCTTTTTACGTTACCGGACAAATGCGCGTTTTCCAGCTCCAACTGGTGTATCCTGGCCTGCATAGATTCCGGGTGTTCCACTGGCTTGTCCAGCCCGAACAGTTCATCCAGAGACAGATCCAGCACCATGCACATGGCGACAGCGTTGTAGAGCTTCGGGTCCATTTGCGATCCGTCCAGGAGCTTTGACACGGCGGACTTTGACACGCCTGACAGATCTACAATGTCGCTGATGGTGTATCTCTTTTTTTCTTTTGCCTCGCGAATCCTCTTTGGGTATTGCTCAATGTTTCCCGCAATTTCCTGCAACGCAGACATGGTTATTCGCCTCCATAAAGTAGATTTCACCTGTGGCGGGACAGAATCTCAAATGCGGGGGCCATTTGCCCTACATCGACCGCACGGTTCCCCGGATTGCGCGTGGACAGGGGTTCACGGCACTGCTATGCTTAAAGCGTAGCAGACGACAGCCTGATGGGCTATCTGCTATATCGGCCCTGCCGCCCGGTGCGGGGGCGGCGGGGCCAACATAACCCAAGATCTATCCCTTTGTTTGCCTATTATAGGGCAACGCGGTATGCAATATTTGCCCTATTTTGGGGAATAGGTGAAAACATTTTTTACAAGGGGGAAATACATCGTGTGTTTTTGCGAAAAGTATGATATAATAGAACAAATGAACGATAAGGCTAAGGACGCGCTACTCAGCGAGGCGATAGAGATGATCGGCAAGCTGACAGACGCGCAGATCTACCGCATTATGGAGGAAATGAAGGATGACGAACCAGCCGAATGAACCGGCTGCGTAGGCCCAGTATACTTTTTACAAGGAGGATTAGATATGAGTAATTCGGTACTGTATGCGCTTGTGATGTTCGCCGTGGCTGGCACAGTCGCGCAATGGTTCAACATATGGCACATTCTGAATAGGCTGGACAAGCTGGAACGAGAGCACCGATCAGCAGAACTTCCCCAGCAGATACCCGCCGAACATGCACAGGACGCTGCAAATGATTCCGGCCCAGAAATATAACCGCGCCCTCTTTTCAGCCCTCCGCTTTTCTTCTTCTGCCCGCACAAGCCTATCGACGATGGGCGGCACAACTTTCCCCGCCGCAATATCCGGAATTTTGAATTTCGTCCCCTGGAAGTTGATATAGTCACTCACTTGCCATCCTCCTCAAAAGCGGCTTTTGCCAGCCGAAGAAACCGTTTTAACTCATCCTCTGGCAGGGACTTAACAAATTCTATAGCTTCCAGCTGCATATCACTCAGCGCTTCGCCATCGGCGGGGCGCTCTATTTTTATGCCCTCCGCCCGCTTTTTCTCCACCAGGCTACGCACATACGCTATGTCTTTCTGGCACTTTGCCGTCTCCGCCTCATTCGCGCCCTCGTGCAGTAGGATTTTTTCTGGCGTGGTGTTCAGTAGGATGCACATGCGGGCGGCTTCTTCGGGGGAGGGAAGGTTTCGCCCACGCTTTACTTCACTTACCCAACGATTATGTTTTCCAATTTTTCGCGCAAATGCCGCAACGCTTATATCTTCGTTTTTGCAGTAAAAATCAATTAAATTAAAAAGGTCTTGATTAACAAATACCGTAATACGTTTAGACATTATTATTTACCTTTACCATTTATACCCACAACTTTTACACTCAAAGGTTTTCCCTACTGAACTGCTGGCGAAGCCAATCATTCCAAATGCAAAAATTTTCTTTGAAGTAGATATTTTTTTCACCTTATCGCTTCCGCAAGTTGGGCATCTTGGTTTTCTTTTCAATTCCTCATTACTTATTCTTTCCAGTTTGGCGTGAGTAAGCCCATAAACCTCTTTGTATGCGAAAGTCTCACCTTCCGAATCAATTATTACTTTTTCAGATATTAGGTGGTGTTTTCCTTGGTACATATCCACCTGATGAGTAGAACCGTTTACTAATACAGTTACTTGGTTCCCACATTTCATCGTAGCAACCTCTTCACTATCAATGTAAACAGTTGTTTTTCTAAGGCTGTCTCCTTTTTTCCCGACCCACCAAAATGTAATTGAAGCGTTTCGGACTTCCATTTCAATCGGGCAACCACAAGATGGACAAAATGCCGCTTTGTCTGAGATTTCTTTTCCACATTCTACGCATTTAATCAATGCCATAAAAATGACCTCCAATTTTGTGCAATACAACGAACTTACAAAGCGGTGGCTAAAGGGGTTGACAGCAACCGTTATGGTGGCTATAATAGGATCATAGAACTTAATAAAGGCAACAAAAAACCGAGCCCCCATCGAATTCCTCATTTTGCGGACTTATGGCCGATATTTTGTTGGCTGACACTTACATGATAGCGGCTTTGGGTGCTCTTGTCAAGTTCTATATGAGAAAAGAGGTGATAAGCGCTTGAATTTGAAAGAGTTCCGAGCACGGGCTGGGCTGAGACAAATCGACGTGGCAAAGAAACTGAACGTCACCCCCATGGCCGTGTCCAACTGGGAAAACGGGCTGAACAAAATCGCCCGGAAGTATCACAAGAAGCTGGCCAAACTCTACGGCTGCACCGTGGACGAGCTTCTGGCTGGAGACGAGGCGGAGAAATGAGGAATGAAAAAATGCCCCGCCAGGCGGCAACCTGACGGGGCGGCGAAGAAGCATTGGCAAGGATTCTTCACGGGTATTATACCACACCCGCGAAGCAATGGCAAGGAGGAAAGTATGGTAAAAACTATGACAATCGACGAGGCCGCAAAGTATCTGCGGGAAAACGGCGTCAAAATCTCCAAGGAAACGCTTTCCGACGGGATTCAGTCCGAAAAACTGCCGTTCGGTGTGTGCATCCAGACCGGCCGCAGCCGGGTGTTCATGATTTTCAAGCGCCTGGTGGACAAGTGGCTTGAGGAGAGGGCGGAGTAATGACTATCGTATGGATTTTCTGCTACATCGGCGTGGGGGCATGCGTCTCCGGGCTGTTGAAGCTGGTGGACTGGATGGAGGACGAGCGATGATTAACCGACTTACCCCGCAGGAAATTGCGGACGAACTGCGGAAGTGCGCGGACGAGACTGGAGCATGTAGCTCATGCCCGTGGGCATGTGGAGACGGTAGTTGTATCCGCTCGATAATGCGTGCAGCCGCTGATGCCATCGACAACCAGCACGCACACATCCAGGCCCTCATCAAGGCTAACGAGGCGCACCGCGAGATGGTGGCCCGCCCTGCGAAACGCTCTGATATGGTGGAGGCATTAGATGCTATCGAAACCGGCATGACCAAAGTAGCCATTGACCGCGACATCTGGCAGAACGATTTGATCTATGTGCTCTGTCAGGGGGTACGGCTCCTGCTGGAAGAGAGGGTGAAGAAGTGAACTGTAAAAGGTCAATCGTAGAGCACCGCCGGACGCAGGAAAGGGGCGTATGGACGTGAGGGTGTACCAGTACACCACGGGAGACAGATTCCGGCTCCCCATTGCGCAGGCGGACACGATACAAGAGCTTGCAGGGATTGTCGGCGTTGACCCTGCTGTCGTGCGCAGAGCGTACAAGCGCGTGATGACCGGAGCGGTGAAGCAGAGCCGATACACATTTGTAGATATCCCGGACGAGGAGGACGGCTGATGTACATCTGCGATGAGTGCGACGCCGTGTTCTTTGAACCCGTTTGCAAATGTAGCACCGCCGAATTGGGGGACATAACCGCATATTATTGCCCCAGATGCGAGGCAGAAATGGAGGCCCGATGATGTACATCTGTGATGAGTGCGACGCTGTGTTTGAGGAGCCCATCCGCAAGCAGGAATACTCTGAAGAATACGGAGACAGCACCGCATACTATTGCCCTCGATGCGGGACGGAGCTGGCGAACCCGTATGAATACACGGCTGACGAGTGCCCGTCCTGCCACGGCGCGAAGAACGCACAGGACCCGGTGTGCCGCAAGTGCAAGCTGCGCATTAGGGGGCTTCTGCGGCTGTTCGTCAGCGACTTCAGCCGGGCTGAGCGCGAATACCTGGCCGACCTTCTGGACGGCACCGCGCTGGACAACATTGCGAAAGGAGAGAACTTTTGAATATCTACGAAAAAATCCTCGCCATTATGAACGAGGTCCAATACCTGGCAAAGGACGACCATGTGTCTTTTGGCAGCACCAGTTACAAGGCACTCTCTGAAGAGAAGGTAACATCCGTCATGCGGCAGAAGCTGGTCAAGTACAAGCTGATCGTGTACCCCATTGCACAGACGGCCAGCCGCGACAAGACCATCACGCATGTGGACGTTATATACCGCATGCAAGATACCGAGGACCCGTCCCAGTACATCGATATTGCGTCGTGCGGGGACGGCGCGGACACGCAGGACAAGGGGAGCGGGAAGGCCATGACGTATGCTTTCAAGTATATGTGGCTGCGCACATTCGCGTTGCCTACTGGCGAGGACCCAGACAAAATCTCATCTGCTGAGCTGGACGCTCGTCAAGAGTCTCCTAAGTGCGAGAGCTGTGGTGGAGACATCACGGCAACCACAAAACGCAACGGGGAACTTTGGGAGGTCCCGGATATCGTTACATACTCAAAAAAGCGGCTCGGCCGCCAATTGTGTGCCGCCTGTATTAAGGCCGCACTGAAAGCGGAGAAGTGACCATGAACGATTTGGTTACAGAAATCGGCAACAAGAGCCGGATGTTGGACGTGGCCATTGCGGAACTGAAAAAGCGCGGGCAGAAATATGCGGAAGCTGAAAAAGCCTACCGCATAGCCCTCGCGCGGCGCATCCTCGATGAGCGCGAGAAGGGAACGCCGGTGACGATCATCTCCGATATTTGCCGAGGGTCCGCACAGATAGCCGGTCTGCGGTTTGAGCGGGATTGCGCGGAAGTGGTGTACAAATCCGCTATGGAGGCAATTAACTCCATGAAACTGCAAGTCCGGCTCATGGACAGTCAGCTTGACAGAGAGTGGGGGGCCGTAAAATGAAACAACGCGCGTTTCCCCGGACCAAGGACATATCCGGGCAGCGGTTCGGGAAACTGGTAGCGCTATACCCCATCTCTTTCAAGGCGACGGGGAATAACACGTGCTGGGTTTGCCAGTGTGACTGCGGCAACAAGACAATTTCGAATGGTGCGAATTTGCGCAGAGGGCACAAGAAATCTTGCGGGTGCATCAAACACCGGGTTACGCCGACCTACCTAACCTGGAACGGCGAGAAGAGGACCGTATGTGACTGGGCCATAATTACTGGAATCAGCCCGGATTTAATCCGCAAGCGCTGGAAGGCTGGGTGGCCCATAGATGCAATCTTCACGGAGGTCGAAAAGCCGCAACTGTGCTGGGGCTGCGCCAAGGCGTGCGGCGGGTGCTCTTGGTCAAAACGTTTTGAGCCGGTCCCCGGCTGGACCGCAGTGCCAACGCTACTGTGTGGAAGGATACCATCATACCGAATCACAGAATGCCCGGAGTTTGTATCGGACGGGACGGAGTACGATGTCGATGAATGAAAAAAGATGCTTCCTGTGCGGTAGGAACGGCGCACAGGACCCGCTGGAGCGTCACCACATTTTCGGGGGTTCTTACCGCGGCAAAAGCGAGAAATACGGCGCGGTGGTGTGGCTCTGCGGCGACAGGTGCCACAGGAACGGAAAGTCCGCCGTGCACCGGAACGGCGACCAGATGCGGCGATTGCGTCGGTACGGACAGCTGACGATCATGAAGAACGAGGGCTGGACAGAGGACGATTTCAGGCGCGAGTTTGGCAAGTCATATCTATAGGAGGTAGAGATGGAAAAGAAACTGCTGTACACAAGAAATGAGACAGCGAAACTGTTGAGCATCAGCGTTGACACGCTGGACGCCCTGCGGAACGACTGCGTTATCCAGGGCTATCATGTGGCCCGAGGGAACCCTCGTATCTACTTCAAGGCCAAGGATCTGGAGAAGTTCATGGAGCGTCTGGAGGTGGCAAAATGCTGAACAAGGTCATCATCATGGGCCGGTTGACCCGGGACCCTGAACTGCGCCGCACCCAGGGCGGCACCGCCGTCACCAGCTTCACCATGGCCGTGGACCGGGACTTCAAGTCCCAGAGCGGCGAGAAGGAAACGGATTTCATCGACATCGTCGCCTGGCGCAATACAGGTGAGTTTGCCGCCAAGTACCTCGCCAAGGGCCGTATGGCCGCCGTGGAGGGCCGCATTCAGGTCCGCGATTGGCAGGACAAGGACGGCAATCGCCGCAAGTCCGTGGAGGTTGTGGCCGATAACGTGTATTTCGCAGATGCCAAGCGGGACAGCAAACCCCAAGATTCCCGCGCAGTCGACGATCAGGAATTTGACGAGATCGAAGATGATGGCGACCTGCCGTTCTGACGGGGGCCCGCTATGCCGAATAGAATCATAAACGAGAAAATACGCACGAGTAAATCAATCAACCGCCTCACGGACTTCCAATTTCGCCTTTGGGCGTACTTACTGACTTACGTGGATGATTACGGGCGCGGGAGCGCGGACCCCGAAATCTTGAAGGGTTTCGTGTTCCCTCGCCGGGCAATCCGGGAACAGGATATTCAGAAGGGCCTTGATGCACTGGACCGCAATGGTAGCATTCTCCTCTATGAGGTTGCAGGAGAACCCTATTTTTGCCTGCCGGGCTGGGCTAAGTATCAGAGGATACAGCAGAAGAAAGCCAAGTTCCCCGACCCACCGGAATCCGCAAATGTGCAGGATTCCACTGTTATCCACGGTGAGCCACGGTGTGTCACGGTGAGTCACGGTGAGTCACCGCCTGAATCCGAATCCGAATCCGAATCCAATCCGAATCCAAGAGAGAAAAACGCGCACGCCGCGCGTTTCTCCCCACCAACCGTTGATGCTGTGGCGGAGTATGTCCGTGAGAAGGGCTATCACGTCAACGCAGATCGCTTTGTGGCCTTCTACCAGCAGAAGGGCTGGATGGTCGGCAAAAACCACATGAAGGACTGGAAAGCTGCCGTCCGCACATGGCATTACCGGGACAACCCAAAGCCGCCAGCGGAGCAGAAGGCCCCAAAATGGACGTACAACACCGACACCGGCGGCTGGACGCAGGAGGACTGACGTATGCTGGACTCTCTCTACCTGGAGCAAAACGTCATTGGCGCACTGCTCATCCAGCCGGAATGCTACGAAGCCGCCGCAGAGTTGTCCCCGGATGACTTCCTGGTGCCGGAATACGCAGAGCTGTTCCGGGCCATCCAGCGGCGGAATGAAGCCGGGGACCCTGCGGATGCTCCGTCCGTGCTGATGGACGCATCCAGCCGCAACGACAACGTGACCAGCAAGATCATGACGGACTGCATGGAAGTTGTCGTGACTACCGCCAACATCGACGTGTGGGTGGCCGGGATGCGGGATGCATCTATGGGCCGGAAGCTCAGAGATTTGGGCGAAGAACTACGAACAGCGGATCTATCTCCGCAGGATGCACTCAGAGCAGCGCAGGAAGCCGTCGCGGCGATTCAGGACGGCGCGGGGGTATCCGGGGGACTGGAAGTCTCCGAGGCCGTGAAGTGCCTTAAAAATCGCGTTGACAAGGGATTTGCTGGAGGGCCTCCACCATACGTCAAGACCGGCTTGCAGGAATTTGACCGATTGCTGGGCGGCGGCCTTATCAACGGCGGGTTTCACATCGTCGCCGCACGGCCCGGGAAAGGCAAATCCGCCCTGGCCCTGCAAATTGCTCTCAATGCGGCAAAACGTGGCGTGAAGGTGCTGTATATCTCCCTGGAGATGTCACCGGACGACTGCACCAGCAGGCTGACGGCCAACATAGCGGGGATATCCTCTCGCCTGCTGATGTTCGGCGGCACCCTGACAGAGGCAGAATACGCCAAGTACGCGGAGGCATCCGCCAAGCTGTCCGAGTTGCCCATCGTGTTTAATCGGCGGACGGGCATGGACATGCGGGGAGTGACGGCGCTGGCCTACAAAGAACGACCGGGGATGATTGTGCTGGACCACATCGGCCTGCTGGAGCAGGAAAACAAGAAAGCCACGCTCTACGAGAGCACAACGAAGAACAGCCGGTCGGCAAAACTGCTGGCCATGCGGATGGATATCCCGCTTCTATGCTTGTGCCAGTTGAACAGAGCCGGTGCGTCAGATCGTGGCGGCGAGTTCCGGGCCACTATGGCTAACCTCCGGGAGTCCGGCGCGATTGAGCAGGACGCGGACACCGTGACACTGCTGCACCGCCCGTGCGAGAAGGAGGACCGGGGCGAATGGGACCCGGACATGCTGGAGCTATACCTGGACAAAAACAGACGCGGCCCCACCGGGATGGTGAGGATGGCCTATTTCCCCAACACGGGCCGCATAGTGAAGTGAGGGTGACATGAAAAAGATCGTTATTCCCCTGCCCCCGGTGACCAAGAAAAATCACCAGCGCATTGTGCGAGGGCGGTATGGTGCGCCGATGGTGTTGCCGTCCGCACAGTACGAGGCGTACCAGCAGGCCGCCGCATGGCATTGCAAGGGCGGCGAGACCATCGCAGAACCGGTGGAGGTTAAGTGCCTGTTTTACATGCCCACCCGGCGCAAGGTGGACTTAACCAACCTGCTGGAGGCTATCGACGACATCCTGGTGTATGCCGGGACCCTGGCGGATGACAACAGCAGTATCATCGTGTCGCACGACGGGAGCCGGGTCTTGTACGACAAGGGAAACCCCCGGACGGAGGTGTATATCTGCCGGTATGAATGACTTTGACTACGATTGCATGCAGAAAAAGCGCGTGGCCCGTGGGGCGTTTGCCCACGTCAGCCGCAAGAGAGGTAAGTGCAGATTGCCGAGTGATTTTCTCACCCCGGCGCAGAGAAAGGAGAAAAACGGAGAAGTGAAAAGCTACAACATTACCCGACCCATGCCGTGGCCGGAGTTTAAGACACTGCCGGAGGACCTGAAACGCGAGTTCTTTCGTAACATGCAGAGTTTTGGCGGTACTGCAAGCTGGCTGGCGGATGAAATGGGCGCGGCAAGCGCGACCATAAGAGCCGCCGCAAAAGCCGCCGGGGCACCGTTTGCGCGCGGAAGTGGGAATTTGCTACTGTGGGGCCGGAAGGTTGCAGAGTGGGCGAACGCCGAACAGCAGACTGCCGCAGAGACTCCCGCTGAAGAACCTACGGCTCAGGAATCCGGGAAGAGTTTGATCCTGGAGCATGCCCGTATGGAGTTCAACTATACCAGTTTTACGGACCTGGCGATGTTTCTGCGGGTGGCGGTGCCGGAAAGCGGCAAGGTGACGGTGGAATGGTGAGACGATGGAAACATATCTGGAATTTCTGAAATCCAAGATCGTATTGGCCAAAGAGAGCGGCTTCGACGTTGACCCAGGGGAGATCAACCCGAACCTGAAACCGCACCAGCGGGATTCTGTGATTTGGGCGCTTCGCGGCGGGCACCGAGCCTTGTTCCAATCCTTCGGCCTTGGAAAGACGGTGCAAGAAATAGAGTTCTGTCACCAGGCCGTAAAGCACGACGGCGGACGGGCACTGATCGTCCTTCCGTTGGGTGTCCGCCAAGAGTTTGCCAGGGACGCGGAAACCATCTTGGGCTACCCGGCCCCGGTATACATCACCAAGATGCAGGACATGGCCGGAACAGATGCTGAGATCGTCATGACAAACTATGAGCGCGTCCGTGACGGCGACATCGACCCGACACAGTTCACGGCCGTAGCGCTGGATGAAGCGTCCGTGTTGCGCAGTTTCGGGAGCAAGACATATCAAACCTTCCTGCCCAAGTTCCGGGGCGTGAAGTATAAACTGGTCTGCACGGCCACACCGTCGCCCAATCGGTACAAGGAGCTTATCCACTATGCTGGATACCTGGAGATCATGGACACGGGGCAGGCCCTGACACGGTTTTTCCAGCGCGACAGCACTAAGGCAAACAACCTTACCCTGTACCCGCACAAAGAAGATGAGTTCTGGCTCTGGGTATCTTCGTGGGCGCTGTTCGTGGGGAAGCCCTCCGATTTAGGATATGACGATACCGGGTATGACCTTCCCCCGCTGGACGTCCGTGTGCATATCGTTCCGGACGACTACGGCACGGAAACGGACCGGGATGGGCAATACAAGATGATGAACGATGCGGCAACATCTCTGGCGGAGGCTGCGCGGGAAAAGCGTAACAGCATTCAGCGGCGCGTCGCCGTAGCCAAAGAAATCGTAGACAGCGACCCCGAAGCGCATTTCGTCCTGTGGCATGATCTGGAAGCGGAGCGCCACGAAATCAAGAAAGCCCTGCCGGAAACCGTGGACATCTTCGGCAGCATGGACTACGACGAGCGAGAGCGTCGGGTAATAGATTTTTCGGAAGGGCGAACGCGACTGTTTGCGACGAAAAAGAGCCTGTCCGGCTCCGGGTGCAATTTCCAGAGGCACTGCCACCGGGCTATCTTCATCGGTATTGACTATGAGTTCAACGATTTCATTCAGGCAATTCACCGAATTTACAGGTTCCTGCAAACGGAACAGGTGATTATCGACATCATCTACACAGAAGCGGAGGACCCCATCTACCGTGTCCTGATGCAGAAGTGGAAGCAACACAACGACATGCAGGCACGAATGCGGGAGATCGTCCAGAAATATGGGCTTTCCGGCGAGGCCCAGACGGAGAAAATGAGCCGGAGCATAGGAGTTGAAAGAGTGGAAATCAAGGGAAAGAATTTCATCGCCGTGAATAACGACTGCGTAGAGGAAACGGCGAAGATGGCGGAAAACAGCGTGGACCTTATTGTGACCAGTATCCCGTTTTCCAACCACTATGAGTACACGCCCAGTTACAACGATTTCGGCCACAATGAGGACACACGGAGATTCTTTGAGCAGATGGACTACCTGACTCCAAACCTCTTGCGCGTACTGAAGCCGGGACGCGTGTTCTGCTGCCACGTAAAGGACCGGGTCCTGTTCGGCAACGCCACGGGCATGGGCATGCCAACCATGGAGCCGTTCCACGCTATGTGCATCCGGCACTATATGCAACACGGATTTGCCTATATCGGCATGATCACCGTTGTGACGGACGTGGTGCGAGAGAACAACCAGACATACCGGCTGGGCTGGACGGAGCAGTGCAAGGACGGCTCAAAGATGGGGGTGGGCTGCCCGGAATACATTCTTCTGTTCCGAAAGCTGCCTACGGACCGCAGCAAGGCTTACGCAGACGAAAAGGTGGTAAAGAGCAAGGAAGAATACACCCGGGCACAGTGGCAGATCGACGCGCACGGGTTCTGGCGCTCGTCTGGCGACCGGCTCATGACCAAAGAAGAGATCGTGGCCATGGACACCGGGAAGATTCAGGCGGCATACCGGAAGTACAGCCGAGGGACCGTGTACGATTACGCGGAACATGTCCGCATGGCGAAGGAACTGGACGTAGAGGACAAACTGCCCGCCACGTTCATGGTGGTAGCGCCTGGGAGTTGGACAGATCAGGTATGGGACGATATCAACCGCATGCGAACCTTAAACACCACGCAGAGCCAGCGCCGCCAGCAGATGCACGTTTGTCCGCTCCAGTTGGATATTGTAGACAGGCTTATCAATCGCTACAGCAATCCCGGGGAATTGGTGCTGGACCCCTTCGGCGGACTTGGCACTGTCGCCCTGGAGGCGATGAAGGCTGGGCGGCGCGGGTATACCATCGAGCTGAACAACGGGTATTTCCGAGATGCTGTGGGCTATCTCAAGGAGTACGAGCAGGAGGACATGAACATTTCCCTTTTCGACCTGATGGAGGAAACAAAATGATCTACGCCCAAGAATCACTCGTTGACGAGATCATCGTGGACAACTTCGCGGGCGGGGGTGGTGCGTCAACCGGGATTGAGCTTGCCACGGGCAGGCGGGTGGCAATCGCCATCAACCACGACCCGGATGCCATCCGGATGCACCGCACAAACCACCCATACACCGAGCATTTGCAGGCGTCCGTATGGGATGTGGACCCGGTAGCCGAGTGCCGGGGCCGACCGGTAGGGCTGGCGTGGTTCTCGCCGGATTGCAAGCACTTTTCCAAAGCCAAGGGCGCGGCATTGGTAGACCGCAAGATACGCGGGCTCGCTTGGATTACGTTGCGCTGGGCGGCAAAAGTGCGACCCCGGGTCATCATCTTGGAAAACGTGGAGGAGTTCCAGACCTGGGGGCCGGTGCGAAAAGGAAAGCCGGTGAAGAAACTGGCAGGAACGACTTTCCGCCGGTTTATCAGCCAACTGGAGGCGCTGGGCTACACCGTGGAGTTCCGGGAATTGGTGGCGGCGGACTTCGGAGCGCCCACCTCTCGCAAGCGGTTTTACATGGTTGCCCGTTGCGACGGAAAACCCATTGTGTGGCCGAAACCGACTCACAGCAAAACCGGCGCAGATGGATTGCCCAAGTGGCGCAGCGCGGCGGAAATCATCGACTGGAGCCTGCCCTGCCCGTCGGTATTCGATACCAAGGCGGAGATCATGGGTAAATATGGTCTGAAAGCGGTACGCCCTCTGGCGAAGAACACCATGCGGCGGATTATTCGAGGGGTGGACAAGTTCACCGTCCGCAGCGGAGCACCATTTATCGTGGAGTGCAACCATTCCGGCGGCGGTCACATCGCGCCTGTGGGAGACGCATATAAAACCATCACCGCAAAGCATACAGGCGGCATTGTGGCTCCGTCCCTGATCCAGTACCATACAGAGCAGACGGAGAGTGTCCGGGCGTCCGGGCTGGGTGCGCCCATCAATACCGTGGACGCCTCCAACCGCTACGGCCTGACCTGCGCAAATCTGGTGGAGTATTACACAGGCGGCAGACCGCTGGACATTACGGACGCTATGCACACGGTAACAAGCCATGATCGTGAGGCCGTGGTGGCAGCCCATGTGGTGAAGTTCAAGGGCGACAACCTGGGGCACGGCATGAAAGAGCCGATGCAGACTGTGACCACCAGCGCCGGGGAGTTTGCGCTGTGCAAGGCCCATTTGGCGAAGATGCGCAGCGGCGACGATCTGGGTTACTGGCCCGAGATACGCGCCCTGCTGAACGAGTTCTGCGGCTACACGCTGGCGGAGGACGAGGTGCTTCTGCTGGAGATCAGCGGCACACTGTACTACATCGCTGATATCGGGCTTCGGATGTTGTCTCCGCGCGAATTGTATAACGCGATGGGCTTCCCGGCGGATTACATCATTGACCACGACTATTTGGGCAACGAGTACAAAAAGAGTGCACAGGTGGCCCGCTGCGGAAATGCTGTGTGCCCGCCCATGGCGACGGCTCTGGTGAGGGCAAACCTACCGGAGTGGTGCAGGGCGGAGATCACGACCATGGCACAGCTGACGGACTGTGTGGCGGTATGAAAGGAGTCCCCCATGAAACCATCACATAAAGAGATTGCCGAAACCCTGCGCGAATATGCAGAGTGGGCTGATGCGAATATCTACGAAGTACCTATTATGCTGCCGGATGATTTGAGAACGGCGGCTGATATGCTGGAAAAAGGAGAATGATATGGACGCTGTGAAGTTTATTGAGGAACGCGACAGGATGTGCAAATCGTTTGATAATTGTTCTTGCGGTTTGCGCATCTGCCCTGCCTGGGATGGTTCGTGCAAACTTGAAACTGGAACATATCTCGAATGTGAAGCAGATAAGCTGGTTAAGATCGTCGAGGAATGGTCTGCTGCACACCCGCGCAAGACGCGGCAGAGCGTGTTTTTGGAACAATACCCGGAGGCGAGAATTGGAAATCATGGCGTGCTGCTGGTATGCCCCAGCCAAATTTCTGCATGGAACAGGAACGCAGATGGCGGCTGCGCAACCATTGGTCGCGGATGCGACGACTGTCGCCGCGAGTTTTGGATGCAGGAGGTGGAGTGAATGAACGATATCACACGCCAGCCCTGGGCCGAATGGCTGGAAAACTCCCTGAGAACGGTAGTGGATATCGGGGCGGAACGCATGTGCATTGCAGGAAAAACGCCGGATGGGACCGTTTTTACCGGATATTACAACGCCGATGCAACGGATAAGGCCGTGTTTGCGCACAATATCCAGAGCGATGTGACCATGGATATCATCCGGGAGAACATCGGGAAAATCAAGGAGATGCTTGAGGAGGAGATGTAGTGATGGAACGACTGACGAAACATAGCAAGCAAACATCGCACGAAAACGGTATCTGCTGCACACATTTTCGCGGCCCCGAATGCCTCGGGGTTGGCGGAAACTGCGCCATGAATTGCAAGTGGGAAGAAGCGGCGTGGAGCCGCCTTGCCGCATATGAAGATGCAGGGCTGATGCCGAGTGACGTACATTCCTTGTGGGGCGAATGGAATGCTATGATGTCAGCGCTGAACAGCATTGGCGGCGGCTATGAACGACTCCGTCAGCTTGCAGAGGCCGACAAGGACAGGCGGCTGGTGGTGCTACCGTGTAAGGTGGGAGACGGGCTTTGGACATTCCGTAGTCACCCGGTCAAGCAAGTTTACAGTTTTACCGTGACGGATATAAGCACACTTAATGGGAGGACTATGCTGAACACATCGCGTTGCGGTGTTATAGATGCGCGTGCTGTCGGCAAGACCGTATTTCTCACCCGCGAGGAAGCGGAGAAAGCATTGGAGGCGAGGAAGAATGGCTGAATACATTGACCGTGAAGCGGCACTTATGAAACTAATGCAGGACGGGTGCAGCGCAAAAAACTTGCAATCCATCTCGGATATCCCCGCCGCTGATGTGGCCCCGGTGGTACATAGCCGGTGGGCGCATATTGGCGGGGACGAGTGGTGTTGCCCTGTGTGCGGCTTTGTCATTACCACTGAAGGCAGTTGGGACAAGCCTACAAAAAAATACTGCGAGGATTGCGGCGCGAAGATGGACGGAGGTGACGGCGATGCGGTGGATTGAAGATCACGACTACATCAAATGCCCAAGGTGCGGCGTGATGGTGAAGCGAGACTTCACATTTTTCGATGTTGGGGATTGGAACTTCTGCCCTAACTGCGGGGCGATGATGGAGGGAGGTGCTGAAAATGCGGTTGATTGATGCGGATGCGGTGAAATTCCGGGTCGAGTACGGGTATGACAATAATGGCGTTCTCCTTGTACCGTATCGAGATATAAAAAAGTCAATTGAATCGACAAAAACCGTTGACGCTGTGCCCGTGGTGCGGTGCAAAGATTGCGAGAACAGCTACTACGCTGTGGATGATCTGATATGCTCCTACGGCCCGTGCGTGGATTGCCCTGTGTCTCCAGATTTCTGGTGCGCGAATGGCAGACGGAGGGAGGATGCCCATGCCCAAGACTAACCCCCGCAGAATACCCCGCACACAGGCAGACGTAGACAAAGCCTATAGCAACGGCATTGTGGAGGGCTTGAGCCGTGGAATAGATCTGATGCTGTATGTCCTGATCGATAAGCACGACGCGCCGATGGACGATGTGCAGAAGCTTGCCGGCGAATTGAACCACGCCGCTCAGTGCGTGGCGGAAGGGTACGTTACCTGGGCAGATATCCGGCAGATGCTCAAAGAGTACGGCGTTGAGACGGTGCTGGAATAGGAGGTACGATGAGCAACAAATACTCGCTCCCCTACGATATCCGCATGGAATGTATCGCCTACGTCAGGGGCTATCCCCGCCGGGTCCGCGCGTACAATGCGGCCCGGGAAGAAGTGTTGGAGTCGTCGGCCTATGCCATGTCTGGTATGCCGCATAGCCCCGGTAACAGTAGGATAGCGGAACGCAAGGCGGAACGGCTGGCAACCATAGAGAACTGGCCGGAGACAAAGAAAATGCGGGCCGTAGAATACGCCATGGACAACGTGGGCCGGGATATCGCCAATGAGAACGTGCGGCGTAAGCTGGTATGGGCGATCATGCGAAACTGCGACAGTCAGAAACGGTACCCCGCAGAGATGGTTATGCCGGACGGCATGAGCTATGCGACGTTTCGCAGGAGAAAGGACCGGTTTCTGTTTGAAATTGCAAAAAAGTCCGGAATGATAGAAAGTTGAGCTAAAACCACGTTTTTGATGTGCTAAAATAGTATCATCGGAGAGTGGAACCAATCAGCCCACAACCCGGAATTTCATTTTTCTCCTCTTTCTTTCCTCCATAGGTTATAAGGCACAGCCGGTAATTGGTGCTTCCGCGCAAACGGCCTCGCAAGAGCGTTACCGGCAAGCAGACACTCACGGGATATCTCGCGGGTGTCTGTTTTTATGCGGGCGTAGCCAAAAGGTAAGGCACGGGACTTTGACTCCCGTATGTGCTGGTTCGACTCCAGCCGCCCGTTCCAAGGGGCGTGGTGTAATGGTAACGCGGCGGTCTCCAAAACCGCAGATAGTGGTTCGATTCCACTCGCCTTTGCCAACAACGGGGCCCCCCCGACCGGACGAAAAGACGGTGTGATGAAGTGGGGGCCCCCGAGTTTCTGCACAACACATCCCCTCTGCGGGCATACGGCAACACATAGGAGTGCCCAATTGGGCGAGTAAAGTCTGCTATGTAAGGCCAAGAGGCGGGGGCTGGTAGCAAAACGAAAGGGAGTGAGCGTATGGCTGGCGGAGCGCCGAGAAAATGGAAAAGCGTAAAGGCAATGCAGGAAGCTATTGATGCTTACTTTGAGAGCTGCAAAGGAACACCGCTTGTGATTGACGGCGATGTTGCCACAGATAAATACGGAAGGCCGATTATTTTAGGTGGAAAGCCGCCGACGGTAACAGGGCTGGCGCTGTCGCTGGGGTTTACCGGTCGGCAGGCGCTGATTGATTATCAGGGGAGACCGGAGTTTGCGGACACGGTTACGCGCGCAAAGTCCAGATGTGAAGAATACGCCGAATCTCGGCTCTACGACAAAGACGGTGCGAACGGCGCAAAATTCTCGCTTGGCTGCAATTTCGGCTGGCGTGAAGCGAACGAGACAAAAATAAGCACGGATCCAGTCAAGGTGGTTATTGATGTCTGATATTCTCTTGTCAGAAAAAATCGGCCCTGCGTTTTATAGCATTGCACATGACATTTTTAGGCATGGGCATACGCACTACGATTTTAGAGGCGGTCGTGGCTCACTGAAATCCTCCACAGTATCAATTCTTGTACCGCTTTTGCTGGTTGGCAATCCGGGAACGCATGCGCTTGTGCTGCGCAAGGTGGCAAATACAATCCGCGATAGCGTTTATGCACAGTATATCTGGGCAATCGGCGAGTTGGGCATGGCGGCGTATTGGGAAGCGAAAGTATCCCCGATGGAGCTGATCTACAAGCCGACAGGCCAAAAGATCATGTTTCGCGGCGCTGACGACCCCATGAAGATCAAGTCTATCAAGGTGCCGTTTGGCTATATTGCCGTGACGCACTTTGAGGAAAAAGACCAGTTTGCCGGACGTGCGGAAATCCGAAACATTTTGCAGTCGACCATGCGCGGTGGCTCGGTGTTCTGGAACTTTGAAAGCTACAACCCGCCTATTTCGCGTGACAACTGGGCAAACAAGGATAGTTTGGAAGAACGCGCTGACCGGCTGTGTCATAAGTCCACGTATCTGCAAGCACCGCCCGAGTGGCTGGGAGAACAGTTTCTTGCAGAAGCGGAACACCTCAAAGAGACAGACGAGCGCGCGTATCAGCACGAATATCTCGGTATCCCGGTCGGCACGGGCGGCAATGTGTTTGACAAGCTGGAACTGCGGGAGATCACAGATGAAGAAGTCAAAAGTTTTGACCGCATATATCAGGGAGTGGACTTTGGCTGGTTTCCCGACCCGTTCGCTTTTATTCGGCTGCATTATGATCGAGCGAGAGAGACGATCTATCTACTGGACGAGATTTACCAAAACAAATTATCCAACGAGCAGAGCGCGACCATGATTAAGCAGCGCGGATATAACAACGTGAGAACAATATGCGACAGCGCCGAGCCGAAAAGCGTTGCTGACCTTCGCGCAATGGGGCTACCTGCGTATGAAGCGGTCAAAGGCCCCGGCTCTGTGGAATATGGTATGAAATTTCTGCAGCGGCGCACAATCGTAATAGACAGGAAGAGAACCCCACATGCTTATGATGAATTTGTGGGGTACGAATACGAAAGAAACAAAGACGGCGACATTATTAGCGGCTACCCTGACGCGAACAACCACCTGATTGACGCGACGAGATATGCGTTAGAGCCTGTCAGCCGCAGAATGGGAGTTATTGCATGACGGTTATCGATAAATTAAAGGAACTCGGGTATACGACGATCCCAGAGGAATTCTATACATACGTGTCCCTTTGGAAGTCGTGGTACGTCGGCAAAGTCAAGGGTTTCCATCAATACCGGCGATATAACGGGCATAAGTGGACAAAGTGCAACCGCGTAAGCCTCGGTATGGCGAAAAAGGTTTGTGAGGACTGGGCAAACCTCTTGATGAATGAGAAGGTTCAGATCACGCTTGAAGGCCAGAAGGAGCAGGAGTTTATTGACCGGGTTCTGACGGCGAATAACTTCACGGTCAAGGCAAATGAAATGCAGGAAATGAAGTCAGCGCTCGGAACCGTGGCGTACATTCCACGTGTGGTTGGGCAGGCCGTTAATGAAAGCGGCGAAATCGTGCCGGGTGATGTTTCTGGCATCGAGCTGGACTATGTGACGATTGAGCACATCTTTCCGCTGGCTTGGCAGAATGGATTTATCACAGAATGCGCGTTCGACAGCGTAGTCACACGAGCCGGAAAGAATTATCTGTATTTGCAGATTCATCGGAAAGACGAAAACGGCCTTTATGTTATCGAGAACAGTATTTACAGATACGAAAACGAAACGCTTGCCGACGCGCGGCTCACCGATGTTCCGGGCTTTGAGCGAATCCCCCCTGTGGTACATACGGGAAGCGACAAGAGGCAGTTCGTCATCGACAGACCGAACATCGCAAACAATCTTAACTACCTGCTTCCGGTGGGTATCCCTGTGTATGCAAATGCAATCGATGTTCTGCGCGGCGTTGACTGTGCCTATGACTGCTACGTCAACGAGTTCGAGAACGGCCCCATGATGATGATGGTCAAAATGCCCGCCGCAAGGTGGGAAGACGATGAACCGACGCTTGACGACAACGACCGGCGTTTCTATTTGCTTCCAGAGGATACGCAGCAAGGAAACGTCGTAGAGACAATTTCCCCGACGCTCAGAACTGAGCAGCTGAATGTAGGACTGCAAGACCAATTGAACGTACTGTCCAGTAAGTGCGGCTTCGGCGAGACCTATTACCGCTTCGACGGCGGCAGCGTCGCGACAGCAACGCAAGTTATCAGCGAGAACTCCACCATGTTCCGCACGATCAAGAAACATGAAATCATTCTTGAGCAGGCGTTGACGGAACTGTGCAGGGTGCTTCTCCGGCTCGGGAATACTGCAATGAATGCAGGGCTTGACGAAAATGTGGAAATCTCCATCGACTTCGATGATTCCATCATTGAGGACAAGCAGACTGATTTCACTCGCGATATGCAACTTTTGCAGGCGGGCATCATGAACGACTGGGAGTTCCGCATGAAGTGGATGAATGAAGACGAGGCGACCGCAAAGGCGGCGCTGCCGAAGATGCAGAACATGACAACCGAAGGACAAGAGGAGGTAGAGTGATGGGCGGAAGAGGTGGAGCCGGTGGCAGCATTGGAGCAAAAAGCGCGTATGAAACAAAACTCAGAGAAAACTTCAAAGTTACGGATTACGGCGGTAAAACGATTGCGAAAGTTGGCAGTAGCTACGGTATCTACGATTTCAGCCATAAACCAAAGTCAGGAAAAGATAGCGATTATTTAGCCAACACAGCAAAAACGGCAAAAGCGGCACGAGATATTATTGATAAGTGGAATGCCACAAAGCGAAAAAAAAGAAATAACATCGTGTTCGGCGTTGTGAAAGTAAAAGTTTATGATTAACTTTGAAAATCTCGACAAGTTTACATTCCCCGGCGTTGGAAAGTACGACATTCCGCAGATCGAGCCGGTCAAGGCATACCCACAAGGTGAGTTTATCCCCGTGAATTACCATTACACCGCGAAAGACACGAAAAGCAAGATCGTGCATTTCTTCGTGGACGATTATCAATTCATTCGATATTGGAACACGCCTGACAAGCACATTCCAAAACTGTCGCAGTTTGCGGCGGTGTGCGCGCCGGACTTCTCCACATACACGGATATGCCGCTGGCGATGCAGATATATAACCATTACCGCAAGCACTGGCTGGCTGCATACTGGCAAATGCACGGTATGACGGTTTATCCCTCAATCTCATGGAGCGACGAGAACAGTTACGATTGGTGCTTTGATGGCGAGCCTGCCGGCGGGGTTGTGGCGGTTAGTTCGGTAGGAACACAGAAGAACAAGGAAAGCAAGCGACTGTTTCTGCGCGGTTACGAGGAAATGATGAAGCGGTTATCGCCGGAATGGGTAATTTTCTACGGCAAAGTCCCGGAAGAATGCGACTGGAATGTGATCCGCGTGAAGCCGCATTACGATGAAATTGTGAAACGGAGGAAAGCTAAATGGGCGGACGCGGAGGAAGCGGACTTAGGACGGCAGTAAAAAGAAATCAAAAAAGCTCTGTTTTTGGCAAGGAAGCCCCTCTAAAAGTGGAAACGCGCTATATTGAGGGGCGCGGCTTTATGCGTGGCAGATATGATGATACGGTATTGCAAGCGGTTGACAAAGGACATGGCGCTGTTGAGTTGGTTTATGCACAAGCGGATAGTTACAATAAAACTGCCAAGACTAACAAAACCAATTATGTCACGTACACGCTTGACCATGGCTTTGTAAACAGCTCTCCGCACAATATCAATTTCGAAAAAATCACCTCATTTTCCGGGCAAACTTACCAAGTAAAAGATGAACTGAAAAAGCGCGGATATAAATTTAGAAACGGGTCATGGGTAAAAGAATGAAATATCCGTTTCAGCCGGAAATCCTTGACGCACTGCCGGAAGAACTGGCGGAGCTGTTCCGCACGCTTGAAATCACGCTGCTGGAAGAAATCTGCTCACGGCTCAAGGCTGCAGACGAGCTGAACGAGGTAACGGTGCAGGATATTCGCGCATTGCGGTCCCACGGCATCAACCTAAAAGAGATTGAGAAAGCAATTCGCAAAACTTCCGGTATCAGTGAAACGAAGTTGAATGAGCTGCTTGACGATGTTGTGGAACGCAACCAAAAGTATTACACCGAGCTTATTGACCTTGCGCACATCACGCAGCCAGAAACGCTGGTAAGCGTAGAAGATACTTGGGCAATATACGAGCAGACAAAGCAAACAATGCGCAACATAACGCGATCAATGGGTTTTTTAGTGGACGCTGGGCGCACAATGCTTCCGCCTTCCAAAGCGTACCAATGGGCGCTGGATAACGCGGTGATGCAGGTCCAGAGCGGCGCTATCAACTATAATCAGGCCATCAAGACGGCAGTAAAGCAACTTGCAGACAGCGGATTGAAGGTAGTTGACTATGAGAGCGGGCATCGAGATCAGATCGATGTGGCGGCGCGCAGAGCCGTAATGACTGGCGTAAATCAAATTTGCGCTAAATATACGGAGCAGTCGGCGCAGTATCTCGAAACTCCGTATTTTGAGGTTTCCGCCCATGCTGGCGCGAGAGATAAACCGGGGCCGTCACCGTGGTCAAGCCACAAGGACTGGCAAGGGAAGGTGTACAGCATCCGCGCTGGCGACATCTACCCGAACATCTACGAGGTGTGCGGTCTGGGGGCCGTGGATGGACTGGAAGGCGCCAACTGCCGCCATCGACGCAACGTTTGGGTTGAGGGAGTAAGCGAACGCACATACACCGACAATCAGCTTGAACACATTGATGATGGGCTTGGCTGTACTTTTGAGGGTAAGAACTACACGGCATACGAAGCCACGCAGGAGCAGCGCAAGGTGGAGCGCACCATACGCAAGCTCAAGCGTGAGAAAGCCGCCTACAAGGCCGCAGGATTGCATGAAGATGAGGCTGCGGTAAACATAAGGCTACGGCGGTTAAACGCGAAATACAATGCGTTCAGCGCGGCGGCAGGGCTGCCGGAGCAGCGGGAGAGAATGAAGGTGCTGTATGTAGATAATTTGCCGCAACAAAAAGTAAATGGCTTGTCTGCTTCAACGAAATCTACTATAATAAACGCAAATAAGGCGAGTGGCGGCGGAGCAGCGCATCACATTGGGCAAATTGATACTGAAAAGTACAGAGTAGTAACAGAAGACATCCGCACGGATGAAGTAGTCATAACGGATGAACGCATACAGCACATAAAAAAACGACATCCGCGGGATTTTGAACGGTACAAAAACTATTTATCGCAAATTGTAGAGGCTCCCGATTATATTTTAGAAGCAAACAAACCGAACACCGCGTTTGTTCTTAAAGCGTTTGAAGACGCAGGGGAACGCTTCCAGCTCATTTTGCGGCTTGCGACAAATGCAGACAATCCAGAGTATAAAAACTCTGTGATTACATTTTTGCGAGTGGAAGAAAAGCGATACAAGCGGTATCTACGGACGAAAAAAATACTTTACAAATCTGAATAAAGCGGCTATACTTGTTATAGGATAAGCAAGGTGCTTTGAGGTGGTCAATTTCGTGGCAGCCACACGCCGATGGTATTGATAGGGGAAACCCGAGAGATGCAGGGGAACGCCACGCCTGCCAAAGCGCCAACGAAGAAGGAGAGCCGCAGCGATGTGGTTCTCCTTCTTGTGTTTTGAAAGGCGGATATGACTTGAACTTTGACGAAGCAATCAAGGCCGTGCAAGCCATTCTCAAACGTGGAAACGATGTAGAAATCCGGCGCAAAGGTGACGGGTACATCGTCTTAGAGGTCAAGAAAACAATCAAATACAGCACTTCCGCGCAATAGGGCGCGGGAAAGGGCAATAGGAGCCGAACAGTACGCAGATTTTGCGCATTGTTCGGCTCTTTTGTTTTAGGAGGGCTAAATATGGCAACTGAAAATGGCGTTTGGCGCACGATAAGCGGGCGGCGAGTGTTTATCAAAGAAGGACAAAGCCTAACAGATGCAATGCGCGAAAGTGGAAAGTTCGGAGAAGATAAAACCAGGCTTTTTAACAAAAAAGATTTTCAAGATGCAAAAAAACTCACAGAAAAAATCGTCGAAGATCAAGAATTTACATATTATGGATTGCGTGTACAAGAAAATGATAGCGAAAAAATAGGGGGAATTATAGAGCACACTTCAAAAAATTTTGGCGGTGATTTTGAAGGAAGTGAAAGAGACGGCGAAGACCTTGATGGGGTTTCTTCAATTAAGATAGATTCAGTGTCAGAAGTCACTCAATTTGGAGGTTATGAAGGAAGAATAATGTATTTACTGGGGGCGGATGAAGGAGAATATGGATACGACCCAGGAGAGTTCATTATGAAAGATGCAAAAGTATTGGGAAAAATAAAAGTTGAAAATGGAAAGCTAAAGTTGACTGACCAATATAAAAAGTCAGGCACTCATAAAACAGAAACCAAGTCATCAACGACAAAAGAGAGTAGCCAATATGCCGGGACGTCTGCACAGGTAAAGGAATATACATCGTTTAAGGCAGAAATGACAAAAAAATACGGCGGTCGCCTTTGGAGCGAAATGACAGACAGCGAATACGACAAAATGGAACGCCTTGAACGGATTGCGTATCGCGGAAAATAAAATATAGCCTTTTGCCAATCGGGGCAAAAGAAGGAAATATAAAAACAGAAAACGTCTTTAACAATTAGTAATACGCAGCGGGGAATGACGCTGTGGAAATAAAAGGAGATTATAACGATGGCAGACGAAATTATGACTTTTGATGAAATACTGGCTGACCCCACCTATAAGGCGGAGTTTGACAGGCGAATCACAAAGGCGCTTTCGACTGTTCAGAGCAAACTGGACGCGGAAGTGGAAAAAAACAAGCAGTTTGCGGCAAGCGGCAATGCAGAAGCGGAAGCGCTCAAAAAGGAAATCGAGGGCTATAAGTCCAAGATTGCCGATTATGACTACGCAGATGTTATCCGCAAAACGCTTTCCGAAAAGGGCGTGAAATTCAGCTCTAAGGCTGCTGAAAAGGCGTATTTGGCAGACCTGAAGGCGAAGCACCTTGAAATCAAGGACGGTGCGCTTGATGGGTTTGACGAATGGCACAAGGCGCAAGTCAGCGCCGATCCGTCCGCGTTTCAAGACGGCGTAAAAATCGACTGGTCTGCCGCTGTTGGCGGCGGCGAAAAGAAAACAGATACCAATGCCGCGATGAACAATCTGATCCGCGGCGCACTCAAGTAACGAAAAGGAGATTACAACATGGCAAGTATTGATCGTTCCGCACTTTCCGGCCTGATCCCGGAACCCGTAACCCGCGAAATCATGCAGGGCGCTATCGCCGAATCTGCCGTCCTGCGCATGGGTCGCAGACTGGCGAATATGTCCAGCAAGACGCAGACCATCAACGTGCTTGACGCACTTCCCTCCGCGTATTTCGTCAACGGCGAGGCCACTGACGGCGGTGCTGGTGAGGCATTCAAGCAGACCACCAAGATGGCGTGGGACAAGAAGAAACTGTATGCCGAGGAAATCGCTGTTATCGTCCCCATCCCCGAGGCTGCTCTCGATGATGCGGACTATGACATTTGGGGCGAGGTCAAGCCCCGTCTGACCGAGGCTTTCGGCAAGGTCATCGATGCGGCTATCCTGTTCGGCACCAACAAGCCCACCACATGGCGCACTGGCGTTGTTCCCGCTGCTATCGCTGCCGGTAACGGCGTTCCCGTCGGCACCAGCGTGTTTGACGACATCATGGGCGAGAATGGCCTGATCTCCAAGGTTGAGCTGGACGGCTTCAACCCCAACGGCGTGATGTCCGCTATCCAGATGCGCGGTAAGCTGCGCGGCCTGAAGGACACCACCGGTCAGCCCATCTTCAAGTCCGATATGCAGGGTGCCACCCGCTACGGCCTCGACGGCATGGATATGTATTTCCCCATGAACGGCGCGTTTGACCCCGCTCAGGCTCAGATGATCGTTGGTGATTGGAGCCAGCTGGTGTACGCCATTCGCCAGGACATGACCTTCAAGATCTTCACCGAGGGCGTCATTCAGGACCCCAGCACCAAGGCCATCACCTACAACCTCATGCAGAACGACATGGTTGCTCTCCGCGCCGTCATGCGTCTGGGCTGGGAGATTGCCAACCCCGTCAACGCCTACAACGTGGACAAGGCCAATCCCTTCCCCTTCGCCGTTTATGGCAAGGGCGGCGCTATTTCCACCGTCGCCGTGACCCCTGCTACTGCTACCGTAAAGAAGGGTGAGAGCAAGCTGTTTACGGCCCAGGTTGACGGCGAGGGCATTATCAACGGTGAGGTCGAATGGTCTCAGGACGGTACGAAGAGCAATATCAGCGATGAGGGCGTTCTGACCGTTTCCGCTACCGAAACCAAGAGCAGCATCACCGTTACCGCGAAGTCCAAGCAGGACGGGACCAAGACCGGCACTGCCACTGTTACCGTTTCTGGCTGATTTGAAAGGAGCTGACCCGTATGACTTACGCAGACTTTGAATACTACTTCGGCACTTATATGGGCGCTGTGAGCGAAAATGACTTCCCGCGTCTTGTTGTCCGCGCCAGCTCCTTCCTCGACTACTACACGCGAAACAGAGCACAAGACAGCGCTGATCCGGATGCGGTAAAGATGTGCTGCTGTGCACTGGTTGACAAGTATGCGGTCATCGAAGCCGCTCAGACGCTGGCGGTGAAAAATCTTGTCAATGCTGCGGCGAATGATGCGGAAGTGAAAAGCGAAACGGTAGGCAGCTATTCCAGAACGCTTGCAACTGGCGGCGAGTCTGCTTTGTCTGCAATCAGTGCAACGGACGGCGCGAAGAAACTGCTTGCAGAAACGTGCATGGAATACCTTGCCCATACCGGGCTACTGTATCGCGGAGGTGGTTGTAGATGTACGCTCCCCACACTGTAACGATTTACAACATCGCGCAGGAGATCGACCCGACAACGCTTGATGAGGTCGAGAAGGTCTATACCACAATCCTGCGTGGCGTGATGCTGCAAGCCAGCAAGGCGGTCAACGTGCGTGAAAGCGGACTTGAAAGTGCGGACGCTGTGAATCTGTATATCCCGTTCGCCGTGGAAGCAGTGGACGGGGTAACAGGTAAACCGAAGACTTACATCGGCCCGCAATCGTTTTTCAAAGCGACGGATAAGTCCGGCCTGTGGACGCTCTCATACAAGGGAAACGGTGGCATGACGTGCTTTGTAAAGGGCGAATTTGTTTCGGACAACATGACCGTTGTACTGAGCCATGACGATTGCTACAACGTGACGAAAGTTGACGCGATGGACTACGGTAGCCCCGATATGCAGCACTGGGAAGTCGGAGGTGCGTAATGGGCATAAAGTTTTCTGTGCATACCGATGGAATGGACGCTGTAAGAACTGCCGTTGCAAAGGCTTGTACGCGCGCAGAGCACGTCTTAGCCGAGCAGATGGAGAAAGACACGCAGCCTTATGTGCCGTTTCGTACAGGATCATTAAATGAGCGCACAAAGGTTATTGGCAATGAGATCATTTATCCCGGCCCTTATGCTCGATATCTCTATTACGGAAAAGTTATGGTTGACGAAAACGGGAATGGGCCGATGAAGTTTGTCGATAAGCATGGCAACTTGCAAATAAAATTTCCAAAAGGCTCAAAACTCCATGCGTCTGACCGAAATTTGGTGTTTTATCACGAGCACCATCCACAAGCACAAGCACATTGGTGCGAAGCATCGAAAGCGCAGAACCTTGATAAATGGTTGCGCGTAGCAGAAAAGGCGGTGAAGAAGTACGGAACAGATTAAAAAGACGGTATCGGCAGCGGAAGAAGATCAAGTTTCCCGAAAGCTGCTTGCGTGGCTGAACACGTTTCCCAATAAGCCGGTTGATTTGATTCGGTTCGAATTTCTCCCCGCCGATACTGCGGCGATGGCGCTGTCCACGATTCAGGCGGCGTACATCGTACAGAAATACATCCTCGGCGGATATCAGGCGGAATACCAATTCAAGGTTATTTACCGCATGAAACCGGGGAATAGCAACGACAAACGGCTCAAAGCTGACGAGCTGCTTAACGCTTTGGGCGATTGGGCAACAAGCGAAACGCCGCCTGACATTGGCGACGGTCGCCGCGTCATCCGTATTGAGCCTACAACGCGATCCTCTCTTTTTGCCGTGTATGAAAACGGTGACGAGGATCATCAAATCCTTATGAAAATGAACTACGAGGTGATTAAAAATGGCTGATATGACCTTTAACACCACGGCGGGGCAGACCGTAGACCGCGAACTTCTGATTGCGTATCTCAACACGGGCGAAACTGGAACCCCTACGTGGTCTCCCCTCGGTACGCGCGTCACGGATTCCAGCATGGAATATGATTGGCAGGAGGATTCCTCGAAAGATATTCTTGGAACGACGCGCACGACCATGAAGAAACCCATTATCACGCAGACCTTTGACCCGTCTAATCTGGACGCTGGCGACCCTGCCATCGTCAAGGTTTGGAACCTTGCGGTCAAGGAGCAGAACGCGGCGGCGCTGGCGAATCAGGACGTGCTGATTGTCCATGCTTATGCAGGCACGGCAAAGACTGCGGTATTTGCGGAGCGTTATTCGTCCTGCATGGTTAAGCCTTCTTCCCTCGGCGGCGAGGGCGGCGGCTTTGTCGGTATGCCTATCGACGTGACGCTTGGCGGCACGCGCACGGTCGGCACCGCCGCTGTCTCTGGCAATACGGTCACTTTTACCGAGGGCGAATAACAAATAGAGGGCTGGCGTCTGTCAGCCCTCATTTTGGAGGAATATATGGAACTCACTTTTGATTCCGGTGTAAAGGAATATACCATTCGCGGCGTAAACGGCGTTGTAACGGTGTACTTTAACCCTGCGGATGTCAACTTCGCAAAGAAAGCATACAAAACGTTTGATGATCTGCGCAAGAAGCAGGAGACCCGCGCAAAGACGCTTGAAAAGGATATCCCCAATGATGAGCTTTTCGACATGGTTGATTCTCTTGACAAGGAAATGCGCAGCATCATCAATGACCTGTTCGGGCAGGACATTGCCGATACGCTTTTTGGCAGCGTCAACGCCTATTCCGCGGCCAACGGTGCGCCGGTTTGGCAGAACTTTATGACCGCCATTATCGAACAGTTTGACGAGGCAGTAAAGCGCGAACAGGCGCTTGCCGATGAGAAAATCCGCAAGTATACACAGAAATACCGTAAATGATGTACGATCTTCCAACGTCGCTGAACGTCTGCGGCGTTGACTATGAAATTCGCTCGGACTATCGCGCGGCACTGGACGTGCTGGCGGTATTTGCTGCGGCCGATCTGACCAACGAGCAGAAAGCGCTTGCGGCTCTGGATATCTTTTATCCGGACTTCTTAAAAATGCCAGATGAGCACATTCCAGAAGCCATGAAGCAGATGACATGGTTTCTCGACTGCGGTGACGAGGGCGATAATCGCAAGCGACCTAAATTGATGGACTGGGAGCAGGATTTTCAATACATCGTTTCCCCCATCAATCGTGTTGTTGGGCGGGAAGTGCGGGCAATGTCCTATTTCCACTGGTGGTCTTTCGTTTCGGCGTACTACGAGCTGGGAGATTGTCTGTTTGCGAATATCGTCCGCATCCGAAGTCTAAAGGCCAAAGGGAAAACACTTGACAAAGCCGACCGTGAGTTTTACCGCGAAAATCGGCGCATTATTGACTTAAAGCGGACGCTGGCCGAGGAAGAGACCAATACCATCAATGTGTGGTTAGGCAAAAACGCCAACAAAAGCCCATAATACGGAGGTGATTTTTTGGCTGACGGTGAAATCGTATTCGAAGCGACTATTAGCGATAAAAAACTCCATCAGGAGCTGAACAAAGTAAAAAGCAACATCGAATCCCTGCAAAAGGAATTTAACCGGCTCGGCGCCCAAAAAACGCCGATGGAAGACCGGCTGCGCAACATCGGCGCAGAGCTGGATGCGGCAAAACAGGTGCTTGCCGATATGCGCACAGCGCCAAAAGGCACGTATGAAAAAATCGACGTGTCCGAGCAGGCCGAGCGCGTGCGAATGCTGCAAAGCGAATTCAACAAAACTGCAAATAGCATTGACAAGCTCAACGAAAAGCTCAACAAAACCGGCGATAAGATTTCCGACGCGAAAACGCAGGCGGTTGAATTATCACGACAAATCGATGGACGATCCAAAGGTGCTGGACTGCGCAACGCAACCGAAGCGGCGGCAGATTCCATGAAAGTTTTTGGACAGCGAGTAAAATCTGTTGTCCACAGTGCCCTTGTTTTTACGGTTATTACCCAAGCATTAACAAAAGTGCGCGACTGGGCAAAAAATGTCGTAATGGTAAACTCCGATGCAAGAGAATCCATTGCGCAGCTTAAAGGAGCGCTTTTGACACTGGCACAGCCTCTTGTAAGCGTAATTGTCCCCGCCTTTACACTGCTTGTAAAAGTAATTACGGCAGTAGTCTTGCAGATCACGCGCCTTGTGGCGCTTATTTCTGGCAAGAGCGTCAAAGCGACAGCAGATTCCGCAAAGGCTCTTAATAAACAAACAAATGCTTTAAAGGGAACCGGAAATGCAGCAAAAAAAGCTGCTGGACAGCTTGCGGCGTTTGATGAGATCAACCAGATTTCCACCGATACCGCGGATAACGCGGGCGGAGGTGCATCTGCTGACGCGATCACGCCTGACTTTAGCTACATGGACGAGATCAACGACAAGCTCAAGAAAATTGCTGATGCGGTCATGCTAATTGCCGCAGGGTTGGCCCTGTGGAAACTTGGCAGCTCTCTCCCCGGAACGTTGGGAAAGATTTTAACAAAACTCGGCGGCATTCTCATTGCTGTTGGCGGTTTAATCATTTTGTGGGAAAGCCTGTCTGACGCATGGAACGACGGCGTTAACTGGAAAAACTTACTCGGATCTCTTGCGGGCGCAGCGGCACTTGCCGGAGGCCTCGCTCTTGCGTTTGGCAAGGTGGGCGCTGGCATTGGACTGGTAGTATCCGGGGCGGCCCTGCTGGTCACTGCATTGCACGACATGATGGAGGGCGGCATGAACCTGGAAAACACGCTGATGAGCGTCGCCGGTCTGATGATTAGTGGCTTGGGAATTGCTGTGCTCACAGGGTCCTGGATTCCGCTCCTGATTGCCGCAATCGCCTCCCTGCTTGTGGCTGTGGTGAACGCCTACGGCGATACAGAGCAGTTCGTCGACGGAATCAAAGCCATGCTGGATGGGTTTGTGGCCTTCTTCGCGGGTATTTTCACCGGGGATATTGACCGTGCCATCGGCGGCATCGAAAAAATCTTCAAGGGCTTGCAAAACGTTCTGTTTTCCATTGTGGATGCGCTCAAAAACATGTTCCTGTCGTTCTTGGATTGGCTGGATGAGAAGACCGGCGGGAAGCTCCACGGGATCATTGAGTTCATCAAAAGCCTGGTCATTGGAGCATTCACTTTCATCAAAGATTTTATCGGCAACGCCATGGCAGCCATTAAGAAGATATTCACGGGAATCGTTAAATTCCTCTCCGGTGCGTTTACGGGCGACTGGGACAAAGCGTGGGAGGGTATCAAAGATATCTTTGACGGCATATCAACAGCCATCAAGGGGACGTGGGCAGCAGTCATCAATGCAATTATCCGCGCATTGAACTGGCTGATCGATAAGGCGAATAAAATCAGCTTCACAGTTCCGGCCTGGGTGCCTGGGCTTGGCGGCAAGCATATTGGCGTCAACATCCCGAAAATCAACGAACTCCAAATCCCCAAACTGGCCCAGGGCACGGTCATTCCGCCCAATCGCGAGTTTATGGCAGTGCTGGGCGACCAGAAGCACGGCACCAACATTGAAGCCCCATTGGATACCATCAAACAGGCCGTGGCGGAGGTCCTGGGACAGTCCGGGAACGACCGGCCCATTACCATCATTGTCCAGATGGACGGCAAAGAGATGTTCCGGCAGATGGTACGGGAAAACAACTCCCAGGTGCGCATGAACGGCAAAAGCCCACTGCTGGTGTGAGGTGACGCATGGAAGTACTTAAGGTAACAAAGAAATCCGGGGCTGTGGTATCTCTCCCGGCCCCGGATGAACTGAAATGGAACATTTCCGACCTGGACGCAGATGGGACCGGCAGAAACCAGAACGGCGATATGTTCCGCGACCGCGTGGCCGTGAAGCGCAAGC